CTAGAATTGCATTGTTGACTGCCACTAAAATGCATATTGATATTCCAGGTGACAGCATGTTATCTGTGGGCGATATTGTAAAACTAAACATCCCCGAAAATGATGCAAAAGTTGATATTCAAAATATTAAACTAGATTCTATGCTATCAGGAAGATATCTAATTACTGGATTAAGACATCAACTATTAGGTGATAAATATTTTGCGCATGCACAGCTCTGCAAAGACTCTGTAATCTTCAATTTAAATTATGCGCCTCCATATAACTCAACTTGGAATTTGGTAATTAATTCATGAAACAGATAAAGAATTTCATAGGATTTGAGGGTTTCATTTGGTGGGTTGGTGTTGTTGAAGACCGCGACGATCCTGAAAAAATTGGAAGATGTAAGGTAAGGATTTTTGGTGTCCATAGCGAAGACAAGAGCCTCATCCCAACAGAAGATCTTCCTTGGGCGATTCCTGTTTATTCAATTAATAATAACGATTCATTCTCTACTCCAAAAGAGGGTGAGTATGTCATTGGATTTTTCTTAGACGGCACATTCAGTCAGGCACCTGCCATGTTAGGTGTTTTGCCAGGATTCAATAATCAAACTCCACCAGAAGGTGTGGGGTTTGGAGACATGAGGACTGCTGAGAAGATTAGAAAGTCGCCGAAAAAACCAGTCGCAATTGATTATCCAGAAGCAAGATCAGGGCACCCGACTGCAATCAGCGGAAACATTATTAATGATGGTGTTGGCGTATCAAAATTAGTCACTGATAGTATCATATTGCATTTACCATTATCATTAAATGCTCGTCCATCTTTGACAGATGATGGACAAATCATTATCGGTTATAATCATAAAATTACGCAAAGAGAATTAAACCAAGGATATATTCCACTCAGAAATGGCGAAAATGTTGCGGTTAATGGTCTGATTGGTTATGAGACTCGAATAACAAAGTCTCAAGCAAAAGTTTTATTAGATATGGATATAGTTAACACCATTGTTTCTGCACGAGACTCAATTGGCTCAACAACATGGGATTCTTTGACTGTTCCTCAAAAAGCTGGATTAGTCTTGAATGCATACCATCTTGGAACAAGAACAGACTTTGAGAAATCTGGCGTTAGATCTGCGGTGACATCGGGTGACGTAATTCGTGCTGCCCAACTTTTAAGTTCTGAGATGTTGAAATCATCCACAGGAAAATATTTAAAGAGTGAGGAAGGAATTGCGCATATCGCTGCAAGTCTATTTAAATCAATACCAAGATCTAGTATTGCCTCTACACGCGCAAACACAGCCTTGAATACAAGTCCTGTTATTGTTGCAGGCGCAGGCATTGGCGTACAAGTCCACGAATCTAATATTGCTGAAGATGAAAATGCGCTTTCATTAAAATATCCAACACCAGAAGAAATTGGTAAGTCTTCATTGAGCGATCTTGTATCATATGAAGATAAGACTCTTATTCAAAAGTTTAGAGAAAGATCTCCAGTAAGCGCAATTGGGGCGAATAATGAGTCCTGGACTGAACCAAGTCCAGCCTATTCTGCAGAATATCCACACAATAAAGTTAAAGAGACTGAGTCTGGTCACGTATTTGAGATGGACGATACGCCATATAACGAGCGCGTACATCTAGCCCATCGCTCTGGAAGTTTTATTGAATGGTATCCAAGTGGAACAAAGGTTGAGAAGGTTGTTAAAAATAATTATAAGTTAGTAATGAGCGACGATCACATTTATGTCGCTGGAAAGGTGAACGTTGTATTAGAATCAAATGCACATGTAAAGATCGTAGGTGATTGTTTCTTGCAAGTTGAGAATGATCTAAATGCTTCAGTTAGCGGAAATGTTAATTTCTCTGTCGGAGATGCCTTTAATATCAAAGCAAATACTCTCAAATTCGACATTGCGCAAACTTCAACCATTATAGCGGCAACGCATAGCACAACAGGATCTCCATTGACAATAACTGCTCCTCCACGCAGAGGAACACCTACTGCAACGCAGAAGTTTTTAGAAGCTGATAAGGTTGTCAAATTGAGCGATGATATCATTAGAGACAACAATAGGATTTTAAAGGACTATTTGGCAAATCCATACAATTTCCCAGCCACTTATAGAAATGTAAAGAGATATATTGCAACCTCTCCGAAGTCTGGTTCGGATCTAATCTATAAGAATACTGTTGGCGAAAGTCTAATTTTAATTAACGAGACTGCAAACATATCAAAGTGGTTGGACAAACAATTAGAATTAGCGGCGAATGGCTATTGGAGAGAAACTGGATTCGAGTTAACAGGAGAGATTCAGCCTTCTAATCCTAATATTCTAAGCATGTGGAGAAATTTAGGGTTTACTCTCGAATATTGGACTCAAAGCGACCAGACTGTATGGGCGATGGCATTCGTTAATTATGGTCTAAAGCAAAATGGATATCGCTATGTTCAAACTCCACATCCAAGAGATCTTGAAATTCGATTTGAAGATTATAGATTTAGTCGTGTAAAACCAGAGGATGCTCGAGCAGGAGACGTGGTTCTTTGGGCTAATGATCACGTCAACTTTGTTTATGAAAATATTAATGGAACTCTTAGATTCGTCGGTGGAGCGCAACCACCAGACTCAAGATTAGACATCGGAGACGGTCGTATTGGCGATGTATCTATTGTTGGTGATGGAGGATGCCCAATTGTTACCATTCTCCGTCCTTCCAACACATAAATAAATAACGGTTAGAGGAACCATAAATGTCAAGAACGGCTCGCGTATATTCGGATTTGGATTTAAATTTTAGTAAACATCCAATTACAAAAGATGTCTCGCTAAAATTAAACGAAAACGCAATCATTGGGTCAATTAAAAATATTGTTTTAACAAATTTTGGTGAACGACGATTTACACCCAACTTTGGAAGTAATATTCTAGCGATGATGTTCGAGCCTCTAGACGACATCACGGCATATAACATTAGAAAAGAAATTGCGACAAGCATTTCAAACTATGAGCCTAGAGTTAAATTAGACTTCATAAATGTTGTTCCCAATTTTGATAGAGATGGATTTGATGTGACTGTCAGATTTTATCTGCTTAATTCCGTCAAACCAATAACCACAAACTTATTTCTACAAAGGTTAAGATAATGGCAAATGTCGAGAGTAAACTAGTAATCTCTGAACCTGATTTCTTTTCAATCAAAACTAGTCTAAAGAACTTTTTAAAGTCTCAGGATACCTTTGTAGATTACGATTTCGAAGGTTCAACACTTTCACAACTTATTGACCTTCTAGCATATAATACGCATTATCTGTCATTTTATATGAACATGATTGCGAATGAATCATTTTTAGACACTGCAGCTCTCCGCAGTTCTGTGGTATCACACGCTAAAATGCTTGGATATACTCCCTCTTCAATTCGCTCTGCTCGAGCAAGAATTGATTTGACGTTCTCACAAACGAATAACCCAGGTGTGTCAAGTATTACATCTCTAACATTACCTAGATTTACACGATTTGCTTCATCTGCAGTCGATGGAGTAAATTACACATTTACTAATCTAGACGAAGTAACAGTAACAAAATCAAATAACGCTTTTACATTTAGCGATTTAAGTATCTATGAGGGTAATCCTGTTTCGCAAGTGTTTATGTACTCCCAACAGATAAATCCACTTCAAGAATTTAAACTACAAGATACTAACATTGACACCTCTACAATTGAAGTTATCGTACAAAATTCTTCTGTTGATTTGACACAAGTAACCTATACATTAGCAACTGATGCAACTACTGTAACATCCTCAAGCAAAGTTTTTTACCTAGATGAATTTGATGAAGGTAAGTATAAAATTTATTTTGGTGACGATATTCTAGGTGCAAAGTTATCTGATGGTAATATGGTCATTGTAAGTTATTTGATCAGCAACGGTGAAAAATCAAATAAAGCAACAAACTTTACATTGCTAGACTCTGTTGGTGGATTGTCTAGTGGATCTGTCGTAGTTGATCAAGTTGCTTCTGGTGGCGCAGCAATTGAATCTCTTGATAGAATTAAAAATCTTGCTCCAAAAACATATGCATCAAATGGTCGAGCTGTAACAAAGAATGATTACATCGCGTTGATCCAACAAAGATATCCTGCATTCGAGGCTGTCAATGTTTGGGGTGGTGAAGAAAATACTCCACCAGTTTATGGTAAAGTTTTCATTTCTGCAAAACCATCTGCGGGTTATGAAATATCACGAACTGAAAAAGATTACATCATTAACGAAATCATCAATCCAATTAGCATTCTAACAGTGACGCCTGAGTTTGTTGATCCAGATTTCAATTATCTAAACTTGAATGTTCGCGTAACTTATGATCCAACAGCAACAACATTAACACCAGGTGAGATTTCAACACTAGTTCGTACTCGCATTAATAATTATGCAAATACTTATCTTGATCAGTTTAATTCATACTTTAAGATTTCAAGATTGATGCATGAAGTTGACATGGCGCATCCATCAATAATTAGTAACGACGTTGATGTTAAAATTGAGAAACGTGTGACTCCAGTTCTTGGTGTATCTAGAAATTATGTAATCAAGTTCTTTACAGAACTAAAACGTTCAACAGGAACAGATCGCATCAGTTCAGCTCCAGCATACACTGCATATGATAATGAAGGAATTCTTCGTGAATTCTACTTCGAAGAAGTACCGCTATCATCAACAGGTGTGTCAACAGTTCAAGTCATTCTTGGTGGATCAAATTTGACTACAACTCCGAGATTAGATGTTATCGGTGACGGCATCGGCGCATCATTGAGAGCAGTTGTCACAAACGGCAAAATAACTTCTGTGATTGTAGATAAATCAGGTTCTGATTACTCAACAGCATCAATCAAAGCATATGATCAAGATGACAACTTATTAACAAATGTTGTCTTAAAACCATTGATTGAAAACACAACTGGTAAGTTAAGATCATACTACTTCGATAACAACAATATTAAGATTGTGTTTTCTGAAAATGCTGGTACAATTGACTATTTGATTGGAACGATTACACTATCTCAATTTAATCCATTAGATGTTAAAGATAGTTTCAAGATCTTAAGATTCTATGCAGCACCAAAAAATACTCTGTTTAATTCTGAAAGAAATACAATCATTACATTGGATATCGATAATCAATCACAAGTAACAATTGATGTTATTAAAGTAACCTAATATGTCAAGTCTGAATAGAGTTTCAACACTTGTAGAATCGCAGTTACCTGAGTTTATTCGCTCAGATTATCCTGTATTCGTCGAGTTTTTAGAAAAATATTATGAGTTTTTAGAGCAGCCTGGAAATCCAGTCTACGAATTAAAAACATTCCAGAATAATTATGATATTGATTTGACGAGAGAAGGATTGCTACGATATTTTCGTAATAAGATTCTGCCATCATTCCCAGAAGAATCTGAGTTAACAACTGAAAGAATCATTAAATCAGCTCGAGATTTCTACACCAAAAAGGGCACACCTGATTCTTTTCAATTTTTATTCAGAGTTCTTTATGATAAAGATCTTGACATTTATTTTCCTAAACTACAAATCTTTAAAGCCTCTGATGGTAAGTGGGTTCTTCCACAAGCATTTCGCCTATCATCATCACCAGCAAATGAATCAGTGAATCTTAATCTGTTAAAGAATCAAAAAGCAACAGGTTCTATTTCTCGCGCCACCTGTATTATTGAGCGTGCATACAAAACTATTGATCTTGCAACCAACAGAGAAATTTATGAAGTGTATGTTTCTAGTATTACAAGAACATTTACGAATAATGAATTGTTAGAGATTCCATACATTGATGAAAATGGCGATGCTCAAGTTTTCAGTGAAACGATTATTGGTAGTATTTCAAACATTAAAATTAACCCAAGACGTAGAGGTAGAAGATATATTCCTGGTGATCCTGTCGTAATCAATGGCGGTCAAAATTTAAATTCCTTAACGAGACAAAAAGCAGTCGCTTATGTCGGTAACGTAACTACAGCAACAATCGACAGTGTGTTGATTACAAAAAGGGGTTATGGATTTAGAACGTTCCCAAATTCATTCATCGATATCATTACTGCTAATCCAATCACTGGCGCATTAGATGGCACTGGCAATGGTGTACTCGCGAATATTACAGTTGATTCTTTACAAACTGGTGCAAATATTACTATCGATTATTGCACAGATTCTATTTTCTATAAAGCAAATCTTGGAATAAATTCTACAGATTACGACTTTCCAAATACTGCACCAACAGACTTGTTCTTTGCTGCAACTTCTGGCTCTACGCAGCTCGCAGTTAATATTGCAAACGATCCATCATTGAATGTGACCAATGATTTCTATAATGGTCGTGTTATTAAAGTCGTTGAGGGTACTGGTTCCGATGGATCTGGATCTAAAATTAATACTGTGGTTATTGCAGATTATACTGGTGCAACACGAATTGCCACATTGAATGCAAATACTTCAATCCAAGGAACAGTTAATATTTCTGGTGTGAATGTTTATGCAAACACGACCTATCCTAATATTGCAGACTTTACAGCTGGTGAGCCTGGATTCTATACCTATCTCACAGCTGGTAAGACGATTGAGATTAATGGTGAATTGCGAACAATTAATGCTGTGATGAATTCAACTCATCTTGATGTCACTGTCGCATTCTCAAGTTCAGCAACCGATAAAAAATTAAACGCGAATTCTACACTAACTTCAACTCTAGACGGAACAAGTAGTCTACAACTCACCTCTTCTGCAGAAACAGGTGTAGGAAGTGCATTCAGTTTTGAAACTCTAAACGTTGCTCCAATTGGAACAACAGTGATTGTTTCTGGTGGCGCTGACTTCGAAGGCGATCCTCCAGCAACACTTAATGTTGTTGCCATGTATGAAAGCGATTATTCGTCAGAAGGATTTATTACATTAAATCCTGGAAGCCACTTCAACTACAATAACGTCAACGCATCAATTCGATTCTCAGGTGCAGGATTCTCGTCCACTGATGGTTGGTATGTTGGAAGAAGAATTAAACTTGAAAGTCAGTATCGAAGAATTATTGCCTATGATGGAGCAACAAAAACTGCTTTCTTAAACAGAATTTTTGAAACGAATATTAATCCAATCAATATTCTGTCGAAGACAATGCGTTTAGACAATCGCCCTTCCATTCTCGGAATGGGTCAGATTGCAAATGTTGAAATTAGTTCTGGCGGCACAGGATACATGGCTGGTGATCCAATTACTTTTATTGGCACTGGTTATGGAGCAGCTGCTCAAGTCCAATCCATTGGCGTTGGTGGTGCTGTTGCTGCTGTAACACTCACAAACAGAGGTGCTGGATATTTTGTGCCACCAACCGCAACTGCTGGTGGTTCTGGTACTGGAGCAACATTTAATGTTGTTCTAGTTGGCGATGGTGAAGATTTGACCGCAAATGCATCATCTCTTGGTGCTATTATCGACTTTAATCTTGTAAATCGCGGCTCCGATTATGTCTCAACACCAAATGTTTCACTGAAGATTTACGATTTGTCTGTTACTGGAAACACAACAAACATTTCTTCGATACAAGAAAATGATTTTGTCTATCAAGGAACTCCATCTGCTCAAACCTTCACAGGAATTGTTGATAGCGTTCTAGAATCTAATTCAATTATTCGTGTGTTCAACTATTCTGGTACACCCGTCGGCGGTGATGTGGTGGTTACAAGAACAGATTTCACAGGAACAGTAATTAATGTTCACAATAGTGGAATCATTATTGCCACTGCAAATGTTAGCGGCAAACAATATCCATATCGTTACGGTAATGGCAGAGCAAGAGCCAATGCAGAGTTCTTAAATGGATTGATTCGTTATAATGGATTCTATCTAAATACTGATGGTCATATCAGTTCAGATAAGCGATTGCAAGACGATGATCGTTATCATAATTTCTCTTATGCATTATCCTCTGAAGAAAGTTTTGATACTTACAGAAAAACTATCTTTGATGTTGTTCATCCAACAGGAACAAAACTTCTTCCGATTCACGTCATCCCTGAAGATTATAAAGCTGAAGCAAATGTCAGTTTAAATCAAGATGCTCTAATTACTACAGATAACACATTAATCGGTAACTGCTCAGTTGCTTTCAATTCTAATAATGTAATTGGTGGTTTAGAAAACTTTGATACAATTGCAAATGTTAATGATCTAATTGTCATCAACTCAGCTAATACACACAGATCATTCAATAAGATTATCACAGTAGTCGCTAATAATAACTCGCTAAATATTGAAAGTCCTTGTGTGATGGTTGGCGAGGGTCGTGCTCATATTTCTAGTGGAAATGCAAGCATTGTCATTAAAGGTAATTCTAACATTATCGCAAGATTTATTTCTACTAATGATAGGATTAGACTGAAGGTTGATGGAAGCACACTACTCCGCTCAATCAACACAATTTCTGGTAATGTTGTTACACTTAATAGCAACGTCGGCATTACGAATACTACGAATCTCACGATTGATACAACAAACAAATTTAACTACGGTAAGGAAACGGTTCCTGCTCTTGTGTACGAAGTTATTCCACAATTTAGTAACGTCGACTACAAGATCATAAGAACGAATTGAGGATAAAAGATGTCATCATTATTCACTAGAAATTTTGGTATTTTCAATGCTCGAGCATTCGAATACTACGTCTCGGCTGCATTAACAAATCTATATGTTTGTATTGGTCGCCAACATGCATGGGCTAATGGTGATACTGTTCCAACACCTGTTGAGTCATCAAATAATTATTATTCAGTTTGGAATGACCTTATCGCTGTCAAGAAAGTAACTGCTTCCGACATGAATCTCGTAGTTCCAAGAGTCGACTGGGCTAATGGAACGACATATGTTGAATATACTCAAGATTTAAATCTATTCTATAAAGCAAACACATCAAATGTGGCTTATGATAATAAGTTTTATGTAAGAAATAACAAAGATCAGGTGTTCAAGTGTTTATTTAATAATGCAAATGCTAACTCTACGATCATGCCAGAAATTGATGTCGGTGGTCAGCTACCAGAAAATCCATATGTTGAAACAAGTGATGGATATCGATGGAAGTATTTGTATAAAATTCCTTCTGGACTGAAAGAAAAATTCTTTACTACCGATTATATGCCAGTTGTTGTTGAAGAAAACATCACAAATAGTGCAAGAAATGGTCGTATTGATATTCTTAAGATCATTACTCCAGGTGCAGGGTTTAATGCAAACGTCGCTAATAACTTCTTGAATATCATTAGCATTAAAGGTGATGGTGCAGACGCTAACCTTCGTGTAAATGTTCAATCTTCAGCTGCAAACGGTGGCAATATCGTTGGTTATACGATCATTTCTGGTGGTAATAACTATACCAGAGCTACAGTTTCTATCGTCGATTCTAACAAGATTGCTAATACAGGAAACGCAAACCTGGTGGCGATTATCGGTCCACCAGGAGGTCATGGTTCTAACGTTGCAAGCGAACTTGGTGCCTCTGCATTAATGATCAGTACCGCCATCGAAGGTAATGAGAACGGTCTAATTCCCACTAAATCGGGTGGCGAGAATCGCTATAGACAGGTTAGCCTTATCAAAGATCCAAAAATTCTTGGTGGTGGAGCTGCAACGGGTAGTGTTTATAGAACGACAACTAAATATTTCTTAGCAGTTCCAACTGGTACATTTGCTCATAGAGAAGTAATTTATTCTGGATCAACAGAGGCTACAGCAAATCTAACAGCTGTAGTCGAACACTACGATTCTGCAAATACTGAGCTCTTTGTGAATAATATTATCAATGATGGAACTGTTAATGTGGCAAATACATTTTCGATCATTGGAGCAAATTCAGGAGCAACGGCTACAGTTATTGTAGTAGAACCATCTGAACTTAAACCATATACTGGGGATCTGCTATATATTCAAAACAGTTCCGCTGTGACTCGTGACCCAACAGAATATCAACAATTTAAAATTGTTTTAAGATTTTAGGAATATAACTAATGGCAATAGATTTTAATGTAGAACCATTTTACGACGACTTTCTAGCCTCTAACGGCGCGAAAGAAAATAACTATATGAGAATTCTATTCCGTCCTGGATACGCTGTTCAGGCTCGCGAATTGACTCAAATCCAAACGATTATTCAGAATCAAATCAAACAGTTTGGCGATCATATCTTCCACAATGGTTCACCAGTATTTGGCGGTCATATTACCTATGATCTAAACGTTCCTTATATCAAATTACAGACAGCCTATAACGGTTCTGACGTTGAAGTTGAAGATTATACCAATGTTGTTGTTCGTAATGTCGCAGGTACTTCTAAGATTCGCGCAAGAGTTGTTGCTACAGATGAAACTCAAACTTTCCCAACACTCATGGTTAAGTATTTGAGAGGAACGAGATTTGGCGATAACCAAGTTATTTCTAATGCAGAATCTGGTGGCAATGAAGCAAAAACAATTCCTACAAGCGCAACAGGAATTGGTTCAATTGCTTCCATTCAACCTGGCATTTTCTATGTTGATGGATTCTTCGTTCAAGTTCCTGAACAATCAATCGTTCTCGATCCATATGCAAGCATACCAAGTTATAGGGTTGGTCTTGAAATCGTAGAAGAGATCATCGACGAAAGCGCAGATGCCAATCTTCTTGATCCAGCACAGGCTTCATTTAATTATCAGGCTCCTGGTGCGCATCGCTATCAATTCAGACTCGATCTCGCAAAGAGAGCACTTGACTCTGTAGACGATACAAAGTTCTTCGAACTTCTCCGCATCGAAAATGGTGTGGTAACAAAACAAGTTAAGTATCCAATTTACTCTGAACTTGAAAAAACTCTTGCTCGCCGCACTTATGATGAGTCAGGCGATTACACTGTATCACCATTCAAAGTTTCTCTTGAAGCCAACACAGCATGCACTGACAACTTTATTGCAGTTGTTGAGCCAGGAAAAGCGTATGTCAAGGGTTTTGAATACGAAGCCATCGGTCCACAAAGACTCAATGGCGTAAAAGCAAGAACAAAAGAAACCTCAACTGACTTCGATCTATCTCTAGAGTATGGTAACTATTTGTATGCCAACTCAATCGTCGGTTCAGCAAATGGTTTCTCAAATACTGCAAGCCTACCAACACTAGAACTACACTGCGTTCCAAAGAACAATGTGAACACAACTGGAACTGTTGGGTATAACACAACATTCATGGGAAGTGCAAAGTTAAAACACATTACTCGCAATTCTGGTACTGAATTTATCGTTTACTTGAGCGATGTTGCTCTTCAATCAAATACTGTAACAGCAAGCGGAGCTGGTGCAAATACGATTGCATTAAACTTCCCAGCATCATATTCAACTCTTGATCAAGCATATACCAACGTTTCTGTTAGAATCACCTCTGGTGGATCTTCAGGAGATGTTCGTAAAATTATATCATATAACGGAGGAACTAAAGTTGCAACAGTTGATTTGCCATTCACAGGAACCATTGGTTCGGGTCAAACATTCGCGCTTCTTTATAGCACAAAAGATATTGACTCTCTTGTTGATGTTATCGCAACAAAGGCTGCATTCAATGTTTCAATGAACATTTCAAATAACAGTAAAGACATCACTGGTTCTACAATTGTTTACGATTCAAATAGAAAGACATTGATCTTTAAGTTGCCTGAACCACAAATTGCAAATAATTCTATTGATAATGCAGATTATGTTACGAGCAGATTCTTTGCTGGACAATCATTCAATGCAAGCGGTGTTCTATCGCTCTCATTAACAAATAATGAAGTTCTAGATTATGGTTCAGATGGTAGCACAATCTCATCAACTCTTGTCTCGCAAAACTTCATTGTTGTTATCAAGAGTCTTGGAACAGCAACAGCATATAGCGGAAACTCGACTTCAGTTGCAGTCGGTGACATTATTGGTCCATCCAGCATCACAAGAACTTCAAGTACTGGTTTGACAATCACTTCTGGCTTGAATGGTTCATTCACTGCAGATGTTTATGTTCGCGTGAAGATGGATAATTCTGAAGACTATAACAAGCGCACAAAGACTCGCAAGGGTACCACATCAAATTCTGTCATTCGCTCAACAGATGCGCCAACAAATGGTGCTGCTGTAACAGGGTGCACTAGTGTTTACATCGATTCAACGAACGGACACATCTGGTTCACAAGCTCCTCTGTAATCAATACAAGTCCTGGTGGAACAACTTCGTTGTTTGTTCCTGACGTTTATAAATTGATTAAGGTTTATGACTCTGGAAGCACAAGCAGTAATCCAACATCAACAACTTATACTGATGTGACCTCAAGTTTCTTCTTGGATACAGGTCAGACTTCAGAGTATTATGATCACGCTAAATTGGTTCTAAAACCAGGAAGAAATCCACCACGCGGTCGAATTGTGGTCTTTGTCGAATACTATGAGCACAGCTCTACAGCTGGATACTTCAACGTTGACTCATATCCATCTTCGCAATATGCAAACGGCGAAATTGGAATGTTTAAATCCAGCGAAGGAACCAGTTATCCATTGAGAGATTGTATTGATTTCAGACCAACAAGAACTCTTGGAACAACAGCTAACACATTCTTCGGAACACGCATTCCACTTCCATATGAATCTATGGAAATGACGTATCAATATTATCTTCCACGAAGAGATAAAATTGTTATCACTTCTTCAAAAGAATTGAAGATTATCAGCGGTATTCCATCTAAGGCTCCACAATACCCACCAGAACAAGCTGATGGAATGACATTGTTCACGTTGGATATTCCAGCCTACACAAGTTCACCAAATCATATCACTGTTAAGTCTATTGACAACAAGCGTTACACGATGCGCGATATCGGTAAACTTGAGCAGAGAATCAAAAATGTCGAATACTATTCTGCATTGAGCCTTGTTGAAACAAAGGCAAAAGATTCCACGATCCTTTATGAGGATAATGCAACGCAGAAAGAAAAGTATGGTATCATCACTGATAACTTTACTGGATTCTCTGTCGGCGATTTGTCTAACAAAGACTTTGTTTGCTCAATTGAAAACGGCAAACTAAAACCATATGCTAAAACTGTAAACTTTAATTTGGTTCCATATGACAGAACGTTTACTGAGCCAGAAGATCCACAATTGCCAAAACGTCAGGTGTGGTCTATCCCTTCAAATGAACTTATTATCAACAATCAAACTGCAGCAACCAAAAACACTGCAGTGATTCCGCCAGTTCTTGCTGCTAAATTTGAAGGAGATATTGGATTGTTCCCATCTACAGATCACTACTACTCTGTTGTGATTCCACCAATAGTAATTTCTGAGACACCAGTATTGCCTCCACCTGATATTATCAGTTACGTTACACCACCTCCACCACCAAAGGTTGAAGTGATTGTGCAGCCGCTACCACAACCAATTGATGTATATACACCAGTTCTAACTCCAAGAGTTGAACCAGTGTTACCACCACCAGTACCACCACCTGCAGTCCCATACATTCCACCTCCTCCTCCACCAGTTTATGTGGCTCCACCGCCAATTGTAGAGCCACCGATTGTTACATATCCACAGGTGATTATGGATAGATTGCCATTTCCTTCACCTGAAGATGTTGGTCAGGTATTAGTATTGCCACCTCCCCCACTACCTCCATCAGCGCCACCAACACCACCACCAATCGTGTTCCCAGGATTCCCAGCTATTTTGATTGATCAAATATTCCCAATGCCACTTTCTGTGACTATACCAGACTTTACTGGTGCTGCTCCAGAAGTTGCTGTCATTGACACCTGGTATTCTGCACCTATCAGCGTTGCAGCTGAGATCTTTGCTGATACTGGTGGCGGTGGTGGTAGACGGTCAGAAAATTTTGATTATGAACTCCATTAATATCGAGGAAAAGTACGATGCCAATTCCATATGAACCATCTATTAGAAGAGCATTTGAGGAAGACGGCGGGGCTTCTCTGACTTACTTTCCTCCTGGATTCGTAGATAGTTTAAAAAGTTCACTAACAGATGATAGCACAAGAAAAGTGCAATACACTCGTTTCATGCGTGCGCAGGAAGTCACCTTTGTTGCCAAAGGACTTTGCCCAGACAAAACTGCAAATGTTTTCTTCGACAAAGTTAATGTAAAGGGATTCACTCAAAAAGCGAATGAACTTGCATTATCAACCTCTGCAAGTCAGTTTTTTCAAGATGAGCCAATTATTAATGCGACTACTAATGCATTTGCAAAAGTAATCACAACATCTAATAATATCATTTATCTAAATGAAAATTTTATTAATGTTAATGTTGCTCCATATGCTGCTAACACATTATCTACTACAACAGTCATAGAACAAGACGTAATTTATCAGACATCCTCTAATAATATTTCTGGACAAATTACTTTTGCTGGTGTTGTTGAAAGATACCAGAATACAAGCACTTCACATGCTTACATGGCAATTCGTCCAATTGATGGTGCATTCAGAAAGTTTAATCCAAACTCTGTAATTTTCTTGCGCGATAATTCTACGACAAGATTAAATGTGGGATCAACACAAACTGTTGCCAACGGATTCCCAATAAGTTCAACGATCTATAGTAAGTATAATGCAGGTAAGACAGCAACTGTCTCCTCATACAATCACTACTCTGGTGTTGTTTCATATGCTTCAAGTAATGATACAAATATCATTCACGTTTCTGGTAACGTTTCTAATGCAGTTGGTAACACTTTTAGAATCGCAGCTGGAGTGGGTCTAACTGCAGAGCGTACAATTAATGCTGTCTCCGCTAATGGATTTATGATTACTCTGAGTGCAAATGTCTCCGTGACATCTAATTCTAAGTATTCATATGGAGATCACGTCGTTGATGATTATGGAACACTTGCTGGTCTGTTCCATATTCCCGAAGCAGCTGGTGCAAGTTTTCCTGTCGGCAAACGATTACTAACAATTACAGATGGAGCAACAAGCGACTCTGATAATTATACAATGAGAGCATTTAATTATTACTCAGTGGTTGGTAATCAATCTAGCGTTGCTGATTATGCAAGGCTGGCATATGATACAATCGCACCTTCAAAAGAAGTTGCACTTAACAACAACGACATTTTGAAGAATAATAAGAAGTTTTTCCCTCTTTCACAAACCTTCTTTACACCAGCAACTGCGAATACACACGCAGATGGTGTGGCTTCTGAATTAAGTGCACTACAGATTAAAGCAGTAGATTTGTTTTTTGCTGAGAAACCATCCAGTGGTGATCTATTGTTGCCAGTTAAGGTTACAATTAATGAGATCGAAAATGGATTACCTTCACAAAAGATTCTAGGTCAAAGCATTGTGGAAGCAACTGATATTAAAACATCAACAATTCCAGATGCTACCTCTGATGCTTCAATCACAACATTCAAGTTCTCTCCGCCAGTAATTGTTAAACCATCAAAGGAATATGCAATTACTGTCACGACATCTTCACCAGACTATGCACTATTCGTTGCAGAAATCGGTGGTGAGATTCTTGGTACAACTCCAGCAAGAAGAGTCTCAGAGCAACCATACATTGGTGATTTCTTTAAGGCTCAAAATGCCTCCAATTGGACACCAATTCCAAATGAAGATTTGATGTTCCGCGTGAAGTATGCTAACTGGACAACGACATCAAATACAATCACGTTTATGACAGATAATATTCTATCAAACATCAACGTTGATTCGCTCTTGATTCACTCAGTTGACTATAACTTTAAGCCAACAAACATCAACTACTCTTTCAAATCGACTTCAATCGATAGCGCATTCGATACTGATTGGAGAAGCATTCGTAAAGATAGATTTTATGATTTCAGCGAAGATGTTGGAACATCAACAAAATCTTCAACTCGTAGAAGAAGAATTGTAGCGGGTAATAATGAATCATTGCTCGTAAAAGCAGACTTATCAACAAGTGATCCTTATGTTTCTCCATCTATCGATATTGAGAGATTGAGTGGCGTGGCAACAGAATACCTAGTGAATGATGCAGGTATTTCCGTTTCTGACATCACCTTCACAAATCTTGGAGAGCACACAAACGCTGCAAATATCGTAGTAACGTTCTCTGCACCAAACAGATCAGGCGGTACAACAGCAAATGCTTATGTGGCAGCTCTATCTTCTGTTACTGGATATACAGGAAATGTATCGATTGTTGTTGTTGATGAACCAGGTTCTGGGTACTACACTACTCCAACGATTACATTTGCTGAACCTGGAATTGCAATAAATGCTACAGCAATTATCGCAGGTGAAAATGGTGCCTCTGGTGGTAACTGTCGCGCTAGATATGTTACAAAACCAATCACCCTTGCTGATGGATTCGATGCTGGTGATCTGAGAGTTTATCTAGACTGCAATCGTCCAGTTGGAACAGATATTAATGTTTACTATAAGGTCAAATCAGGCGAAGATTCTCAGCCATTCGATGATAAGAAATGGCAACTAATGAGTAAAGTTAATGATAACTTCTCAAAGGATCAGAATCAGGGTATTGAACTTGAATATCGCCCAAGCCTTGACGTAAACAAGATTTCATATGTTGAGAATGGTGTGACTTATCCTCTTGGCGACAAGTTTAAATACTACGCTATCAAGATTGTGATGACAGCTGAAAGTCCAACTGTCGTTCCTCATGTAAGAAATTATAGAGCGATCGCAACACCAGCAGGATAATATTATGCTTGTGAAGATTAAGGATAATGAAGATCTTGTAAGAGACGTAAATTCAAAAGCAATTTTGAATATTAATAAAAACGCTCTCTTTAAAGATCAAATGTATCAGGAAAAATTAAAAAAACAGAAGGAAATGGAGTCCTCCATAAATAGTCTACGAGACGAAGTTTCCTCACTTAAAGGTGATATTTCAAAAATTTTAGAGATGCTTTCTAGGGGCAATTAATGGCAAACGCAAATATTACACATATTCAGTTGGTGAACACATTCAATGAATGGCGTGCAGGTACAAACGATCTGATTGAGGATCGTAATATTCTTCGCAATTCAAACTATGTGAAAGATGGTGGTGCACTCACATTATTGAGTGCAGCTGGTCAATCTAATACCCCTCCATTATTGACGATTGGTAGTACAGGAAACGGTAACGTTTTCGTTTCTAATTTACTAACCGCAACAAGAGTTAATGCTAATACCATTTACGTTGATCAAGATTTGACCGTTAATGGTAATGTGTTTATCGAAGGTGATATTTCTTCTTTTAATGTTGCAACACTTTCAATTGAAGATAATGAAATTATCCTCAATTCAAATACAACTGCCGCACCAACATTAAGTGCCTCTATTACAATTGATCGCGGCTCGAGCACTAATACATTCTTGCGTTGGAATGAAACAACAGACAAGTGGGGCTGGTCAGATGATGGCACCACAATGTATAATTTCCAGAGTGCATTGGATGCATATGGTCAAGCCAATGCTGCATTCAATCAAGCAAATACAGCACGCACAACAGCCAATGATGCTTATGGTCAAGCAAATACTGCACGTTCTGATGCGAATACAACATTCGCTACAATGAATACTACATTCAGTACCGTTAATACAAACATAACAAACGTAAATGCAAATGGATTAAATGCATACGCACAAGCAAATACTGCAAGAACAACTGCCAATGATGCTTATGCCCAAGCAAATACTGCTTATACACAAGCCAATAATGCATATGCTCGAGCAAACCTCAGCGTGACCACACTTGGTGGTACGTTTAGTGGTGATGTTACGATTCAAGGTAATCTCTTCGTTGAAGGTGATTCAACAACATTTAATGTTGCAAGCCTTGTTGTTGAAGACAGCGAAATTATTCTGAACTCCAATCAAACAGGAGCTCCTTCTTTAAATGCTGATGTTAAAGTAGAGCGCGGATCTGGTACTGATACATTCCTTAGATGGAATGAGACTTCAGACAAATGGGGTTGGAGTGATAATGGAACTGTATTTTACAGTTTTGACACAGCATTGAATGCTTATGCACAAGCGAATGCTGCTTATGGGCAAGCCAATGCTGGTTACGATCAAGCAAATAACGCATATCTTCAAGCAAATACTGCAAGAACAACTGCCAATGATGCTTATGCCGCAGCAAACAATGCTGCAAACACAGTTAGAGTTTCTGCAAATAGTGGATCAACATTAACTGCAAGACAATTGAACTTTGTCAACACATCAGCTGTTACTGTTTCTGTGACTGCATCAGCTGATGGCAACGCAAATGTTGCATTTGTGGTTGCTGCTGGACCACAAGGTCCACAGGGTCCACAAGGTCCACAGGGTCCACAAGGACCAACAGGATTAACTGGACCGCAGGGACCACAAGGTGTCACTGGTCCGCAAGGTCCACAGGGTCCAGGAGGAACTGGTCCACAGGGTCCACAGGGTCCAATAGGTAACACTGGTCCACAAGGTCCACAAGGTCCAGGTGGAACTGGACCTCAAGGTCCACAGGGTCCAGCAGGAACGAATGGAACCAATGGAACCAATGGTGCAACTGGTCCACAGGGTCCACAAGGTCCAGGAGGAACTAATGGAACCAATGGTGCAACTGGTCCACAGGGTCCACAGGGTCCAGCAGGAACGAATGGAACCAATGGAACCAATGGTGCAACTGGTCCACAGGGTCCACAGGGTCCAGGCGCAAACCAATCATTGAATACAAATAGTGATGTACAATTTAATAGTCTTGGAGTTGGTACAGGTGCTCCTGGCGGCGGTGCAATTCGTGCCACTGGCGACATTACTGCATACTACTCTGATGAAAGATTGAAGACAGTGCTCGGTAATATTGAAAATGCTCTTGCGAAAGTAAATTCATTAAATGGATTCTACTACGAAGCAAATGAAGTTGCACAAAGTTTAGGATACCCAGTTAAGAGAGAAATTGGTCTCTCTGCACAACAAGTTGAAGGTGTGCTACCTGAAATTGTTGTTCCAGCTCCAATTGATGAGCAATACAAAACAATTCATTACGAAAAGATTTGTGTGTTGCTAGTTGAAGCAATCAAAGAACTTGATAAGAAATATAATGATCTATTAAACGAAGTTCGCAACAAGGGATGATGAATGGCTGTTCCAACCATACCAAGTTCGATTTCTCTAGGTAATATTCAAACTGAGTTTGGAGGATCAAATCCAATTTCAATCAGTGAGTATTATTCTGGTGGTGCATATGTTGCTGGTGGAACAGCAAACGCAACATCTGTCACAATTCCTACAAGTGGAACAATCAGTTTCTCTAATTTTTCTGGTGCAGCTGCTGTGGTATCGCCTGTAGTTAATTTACCTCAATACAATGCTGGTTTCGGATATGATGTTAATTTGTTCGCATCAGGAAGTCCAAGTGGTCTGGGATTATCTTGGGCATCAGCGCAGATTATTTTGTATGCAAATGGCAATGGTGTTTATCGAGAGTCTAATGTGAATACAGGAGATTTCGATACACCATTCACTTGGTTGACATCAGGAAGTGCTTCAACTGCATATGCTTATCTTGATACACCTTCTGGAGACAGCGTTGAGGGAACCTCTTCAGCTGTTGCAACTTCTCTGCAAATGACTACTACGAGAGCATGGCAGTGGTATGTACAAACTACTGGTAGTTATCTTTCAAAATCTGCTACTACAACACTAAGACTTAAAAATTCAGCAGGCACTGATCTTGACACTGTAACTGTATCTGTTCTTATTGGTGCAACACAAAGTGGTGGAATTGGTGGTGGTGGCGGTTGTTGCTTTACTGGCGACACTCTCATTACAATGGCTGATCTATCAACCAAACCAATCGAAAGCATTCAGGTTGGTGATTTAATTCTATCATATAATCCAGATACTCAACAAAATGAAACGAATGAAGTATCAGAAATCATCACTCGTGTTAATCGCGTGATGTATGAATTTCATCTTGAAAATGGAACAAATATCAAGGGATCACAAGATCACCCATTCTATGTTGTTGGTAAAGGATACTGTTCAATGAATCCACCTATGACCATGAACGGTTATAAAGCACTAACTGATGTTACATTTATTGCTGTTGGCGATAAGTTAGTTGATAAAGACAGAAATGAAATATTACTACAAAACATTGTTCCACTTGGCTTATCTGAAACTGTTTACACATTTAACAACAAACATAAAACAAGTCCTAATTTCTATGCGAATGGAGTTTTGGTATACTAAGATCCAAAAGTATGGATAAATAATCAATAATAAAAGTAGGAATTAATAGATGGCTCAGTATGTAGAATTATCAATGGACCAAGGGACTTCCTTTGGTGTAGATATTACAGTAATAAAAGATGATGGTTCACCAAGAAACGTCGCAAATTCTACATTCACTTGTTCAATTCGTAAATCATATTATTCTTCTTCTCCAACTGCAAATTTAATCATCACTGCTGCAGATGCAGCGAATGGTGTCATCTACGCAAATGCAAACTCAGCAGTGACTGCAAATATTCGCCCAGGAAGATATCTCTACGACATTAAAGAAACAACGACTTCAAACAATGTCAGTCGTTTGGTTGAAGGAATTATAACAGTCTATCCACAGGTTACGAAATAATGACTGTTACAGTTAAACAGCAAAGCAGTTCTGTTCTTGTCTCACAGATCACTCGTGGTCCTCAAGGACCACAGGGTCCACAAGGTCCACAGGGTCCACAAGGTCCTCAAGGCGTTATCGGTCCACAAGGACCGCAAGGTGTCGTTGGTCCGCAAGGACCACAGGGTCCTCAAGGACCACAGGGTCCAACTGGTGCACAAGGTAACTTTGGTGGTGCTGCATTTGATTATACCTTTGATTCAAATACTGCAATCAGTAATCCAGGACAAGGTCGATTAAAACTTAACAACGGAACACCATCCTCTGCAAGTCTTTTGTGGATCAACACACAAGATGATAATGGAACAAACGTTTATAATTTTCTAATTACAATTGACGATTCAACATCTTCAATCAAAGGACATTACAAAATTAGCAGCAAATCAAATGCTAATAATTTCGTAATGTATGCAATCAATGGATTG